TGTACATGATATTTAGGTCTTAGTCTAGTGTTATTTCAGAAACTTTGTACACGACTGGATTTTGTTTACCAGGCTTTCGGAATATGGCGTAGTTGGCACCGGGTCGGAACATGTTCATCTCTACCACTTCATAACCCTCGTCTTTAATGATCTTGGTCATTGCGGTCTTTGTGTTGTAATTCCAATATCCTCTCTTGGCGAAGTTGAGGTCTATGTCGTAATGGCAATCGGCATATTGTATGAATACGTAACCACCATCTATCAAAACTCTTTTTATGTCTCGGAGATATTGTTTGATGTGTTCTTGTGTAAAGAACACAAACGTGTCCCAACTAAACACAAAGTTGCATGAACCGGTTGGTATTTGCTCACACGCGGTTCTGTCTGTGGTGTGGAATCTAAGGTGTTTTTGTGCGGCGGGCTTGAACCTTCTCCTGATCCTTTCCTGTACCTCTAACAAAACATCGACGAAGAAATTCAATCTCCACGCTCTGAATTCTTTTGAGAACATACCTGTGCCTGGACCTATTTCCAGACTGTTGTATAGATTGGTCTTTGAGAATTGGAATATCTTGGTCTGTATCATCCTGTAAAGTGCGTGGTCCACTATGGGCTTTTGTGTTTTCTGATCCAGATCTCTACGGAACCAATCTAGTGTTTTGTCCAATCTATCAATCATTTCATTATTGTTGGCGTCTACCGCCATCTCCAGGTCTTTAAGTATTTTCAAATTCTGTTCGAGGATGGTGTTGAGGTCCTTGCCGTCCTTCAATTTCTGTAGTTTCTCTATCAACAGTTTTATCTCTTCAATGCTCAGCATGTGTGTATTTAGAATTCGAACAGTTTGTTGAATGTGTTTGTGGTCTCAGTCGATTGTACGTCCCATCCTAGTACACCTATAAGATTATCTATTTTCTGATCTAATATGGTTGATTCCATGGCCTCCGAATCGAATGGCAGTTCCTTGAACCATTCGGGTATACGTAATTCGTCTACAGGATACGCTATTGATGTATAACCCAATGGATTGTTCTTGAGCTTACACACGATAACCTTGGCACCGTCTGTTATGGGCATCGAATACTTGTCGCCGTACATCTCCCTACACCTGTTCCAGTTCATACTGGCCCTGACGTGTCCTGGCATGTTGGCCTTGCCCTTCTTCTCCTCTTCCTCAGTGTACTTGGTCATGTTGTTGGCTCGTTTTGGAGAACCTTTCTCCCAACCTGGCCTAGCCTTGAATTCTGCCCGGAATTCACTGATCCTCTCCAGTACCTCTTTTTCTGTCATTCCTGTCAGCACCATGTACAGCAGGTCACTCAGGAAGTCCTGTACGAACACTGGTGTGTCTGATCTCTTTAGGTCGAGGCCCATTGCTTTGACTTTGCCCGCCTTGCCTTCTGTGTCTGTGCGTTTGCCTTCCTTGTCGTAGTACAGCACCGCGTATCTCTTCTTGGTTATGAACAGTCCCTTGCTGGCGACCAGTTCTCTGCCCGCCGCTATCACTTCTCCCCTGGAGCTCGGACAGTGGAACGCTTTAGTCATGAATGACTTGAATGATCCATTGACCTCATTTGATATCCTGTCATACAGCGCGACCACCGAATCTTTGGTCCATGGTATCATACCCTCGTCTATCTCCTTCTGTAGTGTCTTGTATGCTGAGAAGTATACGGAGTCTGTATCTCCATACACCACACTTTCACCTAGGTGGTCATACTTGTTCGCCACGATCTCGTTAACTTTACTAGCCATGTGTCTGGTAATACATCTGCCTGTCAATGTGACCGATTGTCCTATTCTGATATCAAAAAATCTACAACCTGGATTAAGAATAGCACCATACAGACTGTTCAAGTTAATCTTCTTCACAAGTTGTCTCTTGTCCCAATATTCTCTTTCGATTTCGTTGTCGCCACACTCACGCATTTTCTGTTGCATTTCTTGACGTTCCGCGTACCAACGCTTCAACAAGCCTGGTATAATTGCCTCGTATTCATAAGTGAATATGGTACCATTGGCACTCAACATCCATTTGTTGTTGCCGTCGAATATCACATCATACATTTGTGCCGCACTCATACGCACACTGGTCTTGTCTTCCCAGTCCACTATGATCTCAGTTCCTTTCTCCTTGTTCATTACTGCTTGGTACTCCCAACTTCCGAACTGGCTGTCCCATGCCGCCGCGAATGACTTCTTGGCGTGCTTGGCCCTGTTGATCTCCGCAGAAGTTATCACAGGTCGTATCTGACCTATGATGGTCTCTGGTCCCATGTTCAAAGCACGGATCACGCTTGGGTACAGTGAGTTGATGTCGATTGATCCTATCCAGTCGTGTATGCCCTTCTTGGGTGTGGCCACGTATGCGCCAGCGGCCGGTTGGTTCTCCTCACCTTCCTTCTTGTACTTCCTGCCGGGCACTATCATGCCACGCCTGTGTGTCTCGTTCACGATGGCCTGTTCTGTGACTGCCACGGCGCCCATCGTGGTCTGTAGTAGCACGGTGTTCTGGTGTGCTATCTCGTTGGCCAGTTCTATGAACTTCAATTTCTTCTCGAGTTTGGCCAGCAGTGCGGTGTCTTGTCTGTTGTACTCTATGAACAGGCCGAAATCATTTTTATATAGATTATCCAGTGATCCTTCGTAAACCGTTTTCTTCTCACCCAGTTCGTGTTCGCCTATTGCGTCTAGTCTGAAACTGTGCCTCTCCTCGTATGTGTATTTCCTATATAGTTCTAGCAAGTCCAAGTGTACACGTCCTACTAGATCAAAACTCAACTGCTCCCTGCCATACTTCTCGAAAACTCTCCTCTTTGGCTTCTCGCCCCAGAAACACAAACGTCTTGTGTCATCTCCACTTAAAACTTTCTGTATCCTGCCCACGGTGTAGGGTATATCGTAACCCTCTGAGTTCCAACCACTCAATATGTCAGCGTCCTCGACAAGTTGTAGGAACGCGTCCAGCATGTCCTTCTCCTTCTCGAACAGCATGGTGTTGTCGAATCTCTTGGTAAGTTCTTGTGCGTCTGACATGCTTATGGTCTTTGGTGGTACCGCCAGTGTGACCAGTTGGTCCGTCCAACCCATGTAACAACTTATGGCAGTTATGGGCATGAACGGATCATCTGTAGTTGAGTAACCCCGATCTGGATCGAAGTCCACCTCAATATCGAAAAACATCACGTTGAGTTTTGGGGTTTCTTTCCCCAGGTAATTTTCTTCCAAACATCTGAACACGGGATTGATGTCCTGTTCGTACAGTTGCTTGTTGCTTCTTATCCTCTGTTCCTTTATGAATTCCTTGTGCGTGGCACAGGTCACTTTCTGTAGCGCCTCGCCCGTCATCGATCTGTGTTTGCCCCTGGCGTCAGGGTAGTAGAACACGTACCTGGCGTCATACTCCACGAACACGCGACCCTTCTTGGGATCACGCTCCACCACGTATATCCTGTCCTCGTCCTTCTTGTATAGTGCGTCTATGTAACTCATCCTACCACCAGTAACTGGCCACGCCGTAGCCGTAGACATTTATGATCGAGAAGTAGCCAGTGATCATCATAACGAATGCGGCGTTCCTGCGATAGGCGGCGTAACATTGTGTCACAGCACCTATGAAGAATCCCGGATAGATTATGGTCATGTCCGGATCCGCGGCCGTGATCGCTAGTGTGAGGCTGGCTCCCACAGTGAATATGAAACTGACCAGTTCGAAGTAGAACGCTGTGCGGTCACTCTCAAAACTGCGAAGCCAGAATGATCTGACTTTCGTGAACATTAAAGTTTGCCGGCCGTGTTTAGGATGCTCTCCAGCGTGTCCATCTCGTCTGCGATGTTCTGGTAGTTGCCCTTGTGTGCCACTGATATCGCTTTGTTGATCAGTGCTGGTTTCAGTTCCAGTTCTTCTGCGATTGCTTTTACTGTGTCTTTCAATCCACCCTTCAAGTCCTCTACCTCACCTAGCACCTGTGAGCCCTGTGATATGATCTGTATTAGTTTCTGCTTTTCAGCGTCGTTGAAATTTCTTACTGCCATTTGTTTC